CCGTCACCGACACCGTCACGAATGCCGTGTCCGTCTACACCGTCGTCGATTCGATCAACCCGAACTTCACGTCCATCGGCAGCTACCAGCAGGGTCTGACGATCCCCGGCGCGTGGCGGGCGTCTCTGCTGCTGTCCGACCTGCTGGGCCAGGTCCCGTGGAACGCCTACCGGCAGCCGATCGGCCAGCCGGAGCAGGTCATCGACCCGCGGCCGCCGCTGCTCGAACAGCCGAACCCGCCCGACACGCGGATGACCACGTTCTCGTCGTGGGCGCTGGACCTGATCTGGCACGGCAACGCGATCGGCGTGGTCGCCGCCCGCTCGCCGCTGGGCTGGCCGACCGCCGTGTACCCGGTCCCGGCGACGAACGTCGCGGTACGCCGGGTGACGCCGTATATCGACTCGCCACTGCCGGTCGGCGCTCTCGAATACTCCATCGGTGAGATGCGTCTCGGCTCGCAGGACGTCATCCATATCAAGGGCCCGTGCCCGCCGGGCTGGGTGCGCGGCATGGGTGTGCTGGAGACGCAGCTCAACGGCCTGAACCTGGCGCAGGACCTGTCCCGGCAGGCACGTTCGGTGTCGGCACACGGTGTGCCGACAGGCATCCTGAAGTCGTCGAACCCGGATCTGACCGAGGAAGAGGCCATGGGCCTCAAGTCCGGCTGGCTGGCCTCGCAGTCCTCGCGCACGGTCGCGGTGCTGAATGCCTCGACGGACTTCACGCCGCTGTCGTGGAACCCGGAAGAGCTGCAGTTGGTCGAGGCGCGCAAGTTCAGCCTCAACGAGCTGGAACTCATCTTCGGCCTGCCGGTGGGCTGGCTCGGCGGCATGTCGTCGTCGCGGCAGTACAGCAACATCGAGCAGGACGCGATCAATCTGCTGCGGTTCAGCCTCGGCGGGCACTTGGCCCGGTTCGAGCAGACGCTGTCGCTGGCGTTCCCGCGCGGCACCGTGACCAGGGCAAACCTCGATAGTCTCCTCCGGTCGGACACTCTGTCGCGGTACCAGGCCCACGCACTGGCGTTGGCCAACGACTTCTTGTCCGTGGACGAGGTGCGCGAGATCGAGCACCGCCCGCCGCTGCCACGGGCGTCGGCCGACGACTTCGTGACGGCGGACCGGATCGCCGAGGTGACCCACAAGGTCTATCAGTCCGTCGGCGTGGTGCTGTCCGCCGAGGAGGCGCGCAAGCTCCTAAACCGGGCCGGCGCGGGGCTGTCGGGGCCGCCGCCCGCACCGCCGCCGGCACCAACCCCGCCGCCGACGGTGCCCGTGGCCGTCAACGGTGCCAAGATGAGCATGATCGGCGCGACGAAAGGTGCGGACAATGGCAGCCAAGCAGCCAACTGACAAGACGACGGCCGCCAAGCCCGTCGAGGCCGGCACGCCGACCGTGGAGATGGCCCCGACCGTGGAGTTGACCCCGGCAGAGGTGAAGGCCGAGGCACGACAGGCTCTCGCGGACGCCGCGGCCGAGGACGCGGCGCGGGCGACGGCGGCGAAGAAGGCCGACGCGACGCCCCCCGTGACCGACGCGGCCGGCACGACCACGACGGTCGAGACGGACACCGACAAGAAGGGTGTCGAGACGCAGACGACGACCACGACGTTCGACCCGGGTGGCGCGACGGCCTCGGCCCCGGCCGCGGTCATCACCGTCGTGACGAACCCGGACCCGGTGATCGGCGCCGACGTGCCGGCCGACGACAGCCACCTGGACGCGGCGACGAAGCGCAAGATCGCCCGCCGCGAGTGCATCGTGGACGACGGCACCCCGCACATGGGCCAGGCCGTCAACGGCTGGATCTGCTCGGCGCACGCGATCGGCTACCGCTCCGACGGCACGAAGCGTGTGCCGCTCGCGGCCGGCCGCCGGCGCTGACATGCAGCCGATGGTGGACTCCGGTCCGGACTTCGACGATACGATGAACATGCAGGTCATTATGGGTGGCGGTTGTCCTCCGGGGGCGCCGTGGGCGGTGCTTAACGGCGACGGCGAGGTGGTTGCGTGCCGGGTGAGCCAGTCCGAGGCCCTCGCGCACATGCAGTCGATGATGGGTGGCGGCCGGTCGGCGCAGGACGGCACGGGCATCCAGTACCGGTCGTTCGCGCCGGAGTTGGAGGTGCGTTCGGGTGGGAACACCGACGGGCGCACGATCTACGGCATCGCCGTGCCCTACAACGCGCCGACGCGCATCAACGACAACCTGGTGGAGCAGTTCTCCCGGGGTGCGTTCAACCACCAGCTGCGTGCCCCGCAGCGGGTGAAGTTCGCCCGCGAACACATGGCCCTCGGCGGCACGCTGATCGGCGCGGCGACACTGCTGCGCGACGACGCGGCGGGCCTGTACGGCGAGTGGCGGGTGTCGCGCACCCCGGCCGGCGACGAGACGCTGGAGCTGGTCCGCGACGGGGCGCTGGACCACCTGTCGATCGCGTTCCGGGAGCGGGAGAACCAGCGGTTGGCCGGCGGTGTCGTCAACCGCAGGAAGGCCGACCTGAACGAGGTCGCGGTCGTGCTCCAGGGCGCCTACGGGGATCTGGCGGCGGCGGCGGGCGTCCGGTCGCGCCAGACCCCGGTCGCGGCGCAGGAGATGGACGTGCGCGCAGCCTACGAGGAGTTCCGCCACCGTCCCGAACTCAAGGACTACGACCTGGAGATCCGGGCGATCCGCCTGGGCATGCCGTTCTGACCTGATCGCCGCTCGCGCGAGCGGTGTTACCCTGCACTGAAAGACGCTCCACCCGACACCCCGTACGCCCGGACGCGAACACCCCGGCCCGGCCCAGGCCCGGCCGACACCCTCGCCGCCACTCCCGGCCATGCGACACCCCGGCCATCGGAGCAGTGACCATTCCTGCGGCCCTGAGGGGTATTGCCATGGCGGAAAACGCCTACCTGCGATCGCTGCGCGAGCAGTACGCGGCGCACGAGAAGTCCATCGCCGGCCTGGAGCAGCGGGCCACCGAGGCCAAGCGCGACCTGACGACCGACGAGATGCGTTCCATCATCGAGATGGGCGAGAAGAACAAGGCGCTGTACACGCAGATCGAGGACCTCTCCGAGATCGAGCTGCGCAACGCGAAGGTCGCGGCGATGGCCGACCGGGTGAACTCGGCCATCGCGGCCGGTCGGGCCTCCGGCGGCGCGGGCGACGGCGACGCGGACGATGACGACGCGGATGACGGCACCCCGCAGACCCGGGCAGCGCGCCTCGGCGGCGCAAGGACCCAGGACCGCGACCCCGGCTTCTACGTGCGCGGCGGCCAGCACTCGTTCCTCGCCGACCAGTACCGCTCGGGCACCATGAACGACCAGGACGCCAAGGAGCGCCTGGAGCGGCACTCCCGGGCGCTGCGCGACAACGTGCACCTGCGTGACGTCCTCGGCGCCGGCGCCTCGACGGGTGGTCTCGGCCTGGTCCCGCCGGTGTGGCTGGCCGAGCAGTTCGCGCCGATCCTGCACCGCCGCCTGCGGGTGGCGACGCTCCTGCGCCAGGTGCCGTGGGCGGGCCCGTTCGCGTGGAGCATCCCGATCGCCGGCACCCCGGCCGTGGGCACGGGTGTCGCCGAGGGCATCAACTCCACCGAGACGGACCCGACGTACACGGTTCTGACGGTCACCCCGCAGGCCATCATGGGCTACTCGGAGGTGTCGCGGCAGATGCTGGAGGCGGCGAACCCGGCCGTCGACGCGGTCATCTGGGGCGACCTGATGGGCGACTTCTACGACCGCACCGAGGCGTACGTCATCACGGCGCTGAACGGCCAGTCGGGCGTCAACACGGTCACCGTGTCGGCGGGTGCGGTCACCACGACGGACATCGCCGCGCAGCGCGCGGGTGTCCTCGACGGCATCTCCGCGATCTCCGACAACTCGGCCGGCGACGCGGACGTGTTCGTGGGCCGGACGGCGCGCTGGACGACGTTCCTGAAGATGGCCGACGGCCAGGGCCGTCCGCTGATCCTGTCGCAGCAGTACAACCCGCAGAACGCGATCGGCACCGGCGGCAACACGCAGGGCTTCCGCTCCCCGGTCCAGGGCAACCTGGAGAACCTGGTGGTGGTCACGTCCCCGACGGTGGCGGCGTCGACCGGTTTCATCATCAACAGCCAGGAGATCCTGTTCTCCGTCTCGCCGCCGATGCAGTTCCAGTTCGAGCAGCCGGCGGGTCCGGCCCTCGTGCGGGTCGGCATCTGGGGCTACGAGGCGGTCGTAACGGGACGTAGGCCAAAAGCCATAACGAAGATCTCGTACTCGGGCAGTTAGTACATATCGGCCCGGTCCGTCGTCTGGGAAGCCGGCGGACCGGGCGCTTCCCAACCCCTGAAGGAGCCATCCGTGCCAGAGCTTGACGGAAAAGTGCAGGTCGCTTACCTGCATAACGAGCACGTCTCCCACTCCTGGGTGTCGTCGATGCACGATATGTGGGAGTACGACGCCGCCCACGGCGACCGCGTGGCCCGCAAGCCGCTGAACCTGCGCTGCACGACGGGCCTGATCGCGACCGTGCGCAACTTCGCCGCGACGCTGTTCCTCGACAAGCTCGACCACGAGTGGCTGCTGTTCGTCGACACGGACATGGGTTTCGAACCCGACGCCATCCACCGCCTGCTGGAGATCGCGGATCCGGTCGAGCGTCCGGTCGTCGGCGCGCTGTGCTTCGCGCTGATGGAGTCCACCTACGACGGGATGGGCGGGCACCGCTTCACGATCGTCCCGACGATGTACAAGCTGGGCCACACGGTGGAGACCGGCCACGCGTCGTTCTGCTTCTACGGCGCGTACCCGCAGGACACGGTGTGCCAGGTCGGCGCGACCGGGGCGGCGTTCCTGCTCATCCACCGCACGGTGCTGGAGGATATCCGCGCCGCGCACGGCGACCACTGGTTCGACCAGATGTACGACGAGGCCGGCGTCATCGTCGGCGAGGACTTCGCGTTCTGCGTCCGCGCGGGCGCAATCGGCAAGACGGTGCACGTGCACACCGGCGTGCAGACGACGCACCACAAGTCGCTGTGGCTGTCCGAGATCGACTACGCCCGCCAGCAGGGCCCGGAGTTGGACGAGTCCCCGGAGCTGAACCGGCTACGCGCCTACGTCACGCACCTCGAGGCGCAGTTGGCGGTGGCGGCATGACGACCACGCGTTCCCGGACCCGCCCGGTGGAGATCTGGAAGGACCGCGACGCCGCGCACCGCTGGCACTGGCGGTGCAACTACTGCGGCCTGCTGCACGGTGGCCAGCGTACGACGCAGCCCCAGGCGCTCATCGCGGCACTCAACCACCTCAGCCGGGTCGGCTTCTCCCGGGAGGTGGCGGCGTGAAGATCCTCATCACCGGTATCCGCGGGTTCATCGGCACGAACCTGCGCCCGGAACTGACCGCTAACGGGCATCACGTCGTCGGCGTGGACATCGAGTCCGACAACCAGGGCTGCTGGGTCGCCGACATGAGCCAGCCAGGGCAGATCGCCATAGTGCTCAGCGAGGTCCGCCCCGACGTGGTGGTGCACCTCGCCGCGCACGTCGGCCGGATCTTCGGCGAGGACGACCGGTCGCACACCGTCCGCATGAACGCCGAAGCGACCGCGCTGCTTGCCGCTGCCTGCGGTGAGCGCGGCATCCGCATGGTGTACGCGTCGTCGTCCGAGGTCTACGGCGACCACGGCGGCGAGTGGTGCGACGAGGACACCCCGTGGAAGATTCCGTTCAATTTGTACGGATTAAGTAAAGGCTGGGGCGAGCAGGCATGCCGCCTCTATGCGCCCGCCGGCCTCGTCATTGTCCGCCTGTCGATGCCGTACGGCCCCGGCGTACCCCCCGGGCGTGGCCGGCGCGCGATGGACACCATGTTGCACCAGGCCATCCACCGGCAGCCGATCACCGTCCATCGTGGCGCTGAGCGGTCGTGGTGCTGGGTCGGTGACACGGTGCGCGGCATCCGGCTGGCGATGGAGGCGGCTGCTATGCCGTCCGGAATCCTGTCCTTCCCGAAGGCGCTCACCGCCGAGCAGGCCGCCGAATTCAAGGCCGAGTGGCGGCGAGCATCGTTGACGAGGCCGGCCGTGGTCCTCGCCCAGTCGCCGACGTTCACTCGGTTGAGCCACGACGTCTACAACGTCGGCCGCGACGACGACCCGCGCTCGATGCTGGAGATCGCGCAGATGGCCTGCAAGCTGGCCGGCGCCTCGGACGACCTGATCCAGGAGATCGACCCGCCCGCCGACCAGATCGCCGTCAAGCGCCTGCGCGTCGACCGGCTGCGCGCGCTCGGCTGGGCACCGACGGTCGGGCTTGAGGACGGCATGGCACGCGTGTTCGAGTGGGTGTCGGGCTACGACCAGGACGGCAACCGATGATCTCCGTCGTCATTCCTACGATTCGCGGCCGCGAGGCGCACTATGCCCGTTGCGTCGCCGCGTACGAGCGCACCGTGCCCGCCGACGACCTCCAGCTCATCACCATGCGCGACTTCCCGACCTGCGGCGAGGCGTGGAACGCGGGTGCTGAGCAGGCGACCGGCGACTACATCCACTTCTCCGCCGACGACCTGGAGCCGCACGACGGCTGGTACGCACCGGCGATCGAGGCCGTCTCGCAGGGCTCGCTGCCCGCGCCCCGGATCGTCAACGCCGCCGGCGAACTCGACTACTGCGGCATCCACGGCCGGGAGTTGGTCGACTGGAAGATGGTCGGCATGTCGGTCATCCCGTTCATGACCCGCGCCATGTGGGAGGTAATCGGGCCGGTTCTTCCGATCCACTA